TAATGCTCGGTTAAGAAAAATGTCAGACCAAAGTTTGGCATCATCCTTAAGAATAGCCAGTGCATTATTCTCAATGTGCTTTTGTGTTGTGTTGTATTTACTCATACGCACAATCATGTCTAGCGTAGAAATTTCCAACCTCGGTGATAGTCGTTTGATAGATGCAGGTTTAATACCATACAGTTCTATAAACTCTTGGTGCATCTCTATATTATTTTCAATAATATCAATACATTCTAAAAAACTTTCTCCTTCGTAATTACTAAGGGCTAGTATAGTAGTAGCACTACCGTTAATCATTCGGATAGCTTTTTCTACTATTGCTTTAAGAGGGTCTTTTTTGGAACGACCCGATGGGGAATGATTAGACTCAAAAGTTTTGCCAGTGGCAACAATTTTGTCAATTTTAGATCGTTCTTCTTTACTACTAGTTGATCTCTTTGCAAGTTCGCCAAGATCTTCCCTATCCTCAAAAGTTAAGTCCTCGATAGTAATACGAGTGTGGGCATTAGCAATCTCTAACAGTTTATTATTATCTTCAAATTGTTTAATAACTTCTTCGGCATCAATCCACTGTCCAGAAATCATATCCTTGATATTAACACTATTCATTACCTCGCGAACAGCTTCTGGATAAGTTTTACCCTTTTGACGAATTAACAATGCCGCTTCTACTGCCACGCTCATCACAGAGTTGCGAGTCTTGCTTTGATCAAAAGCAAAGTCAAAGATGTGTCCAAACTTCTTACCAAAGCCAGGAGTAAGGCATCGGCTATATTTCTGCATGTAAGGATATACATCGCCGCCTTCTTGCATAAACAAGCAAGCCTGAATATCTGGAATACTATAACTACGAGTACCCATCATGTTAGTGATCACCAGCAGTTTATCGCGACCTGGATAGTAACCGTTTTGCAGTCGGATTAATTCTTCTTTGGTAACACCTTCGGCTTCTTTGTTGTCAGTATAGTCACCGTTGAGAATCAACACCTTGTGTTCTCCGCAATATGTCTCGATAATTTTTGCCAATGCTTCCATTGACTTCTTAGAGATATTAACAAACAGCATAAGATGGTTGATAATCTCACCTGCCGCTTGACTTAAATTCATTCCGTAGATGGGCTGATATCCTAGCAGATCCTGGAATACTGCGGCAATAAATTTTTCCTGCGATCGAGACTTTTCTAGGATCTTATTGATGTTAGGCAATACATCCTTGTCAAAGTCTTCTAGTAGTTTGTTCATCTTAGGATTAAACAACATATTGTAGAATCGTCGCACTACTACATTTGGAATGCTAGCGTCTTGTTCTACCATACAGTACGGAACGCTGATAATCTCATCAATAGCATTCTTGCCAAACGCTTTAGCAAGGCGTCCGATATTGGTACCGCTAGCATTAATACGAGTAACTGTTTTGTTTTCTAAAATGTAGTTGACTTTTTCTACTTGGCTATCTGTATGAGTACCAAAGTCAGTTTCTTCTAACAAGGCAATATGTGTTCCTGTTAGTTGGTTAATCCATTCGTATTTTTCTTCTGCTTCCGGATTGAGGCTAATAAAAACTATTGGCATCTTGCCATCTGCAATAGCCTGTTTATATTGATATTCGGCATCTGTGTCTGACGCATCAATAAACTGCATATTAGCAAAATCAATATATTTTTCAACTTCGTTTTTATATGATGTCTTAACACTAAGACCGACACCATAAGCCATGATAAACATAGACTCATGACTAAATTCTTCTTGCATATTTTTTGCAAGTTCTAGGAAAAGAATAGTTTTACCAATTCGCGCGGCCAACTCGCAGACAAAGTTTGTTACAATTCCATTTTGTTGTAAAGCAGATATTACTTTCTTAATAACAAGGATTTGTACATTTCGAAGATTAACTGCTTGCTTCTCATGCGAAGGATTTAGTTTTGACGCACACTTTCGAATTTTCTCATTAAGCCAAAGTCTAATAGGTTCAAAGTCTTTGGATTTGATAAATTCATCAATAAGATATTGCTCTACTGCAACTCGAAACACTTCGTTACGTTTTTTTGTAGTCGGGTCTTCTAATTGTGCCGCAAAGGTTTGTCGAATTTCTTTGTGCAATGCATAGTCTCTGTATCCAGGAGTAGGGATAGAATCTAACAAATAATGTTGCCATCCTAGATTTTTAGAACTTTCGTGACCGCGCATACGACTTGCAATAGTGCTATACTCAGAATCTTCTCGAGTGTCGCCAACTCCGAACTCTAAAAAGCCGGTCGACACCATTGCTTCTATACGAGGTTTATTAGACTCGATATAGATACCCTGGCAATCGGTTTTAAGACCAAGTTCAACGGTACTCTTAACATAGCTCATTCTTCATCTCCATAATCTGCACTATCCAATTGTTCTTGGAGAAAAGCCTGAGCTTCGGCTTCTGTAGCAAAGGTGTCACCTAGTTGAACCCAACTGTTTAAACCTCCGGAGAATTGTACAATCCATTCTCCGGAGCACACTTCTATAACTCTTGTGTCAGACATAGTATGTCCTTTTGTTAACATGTACGTATTATATAGTAAAAACTATATTGTGTCAATTAGAATGATTTAACTGCCATTACACCAATGCTGTTAGCTGTATTGCCAGCAATGCCCGAGACATTAAATTGTCGAGCTACTCGAATGTTCACGCTGTCATAGCCTTTACCAATTACAGTATAACCCAATACCAAATCCATGGGCTTGACTTGAGCTCGCAGACTGATTGTTTCTGTACTAACAATAGCCCTAGCATCTGCACCGTCACCATTGTCTGTGAACTCGTAGCCTGTGACACCTGTAACTGTTGCCGAGCCATTTCGCACACCTACAGGACTAACTACACTTAGGCTTAGTGCATCTTTGCTTTGGAACACATTGTTCTTGGCAACACCCATTCTCCAAGTGTCACTGTTAATACGATTACCAAGTTGGATCATGCTATCTGCCACACTTCCGGTGCGAGTAACACCAAATCCATAACTACCAAATACCGCAACATCACCAAACTTATGTTCAGTGCCTAATTGCAAATAACTTGTACTACTGTCACCCAATGCCATTGCACCTGCACCATAGTTACCAAGAAAGCCTGCCTTTTCTGTCATTGCACCAAACTGCACACTATAGCTGGCGCCTTGTTCACTGTAAGTAATCTCACTGGCATTGCCTGCCTGACTCTGCATCATTTTAATGCTGTAGTTTTCATTTACTGGCACAGACATTTCATTATAACCCACAGGGCTCATTGCCAAATAAGAACTAGAACTGCGATATGTAGCCACAGGATTTGCTACCACTGCCCGAGTCATGTCCAATGTATAATTGCGATTATAACTGTCCAAGCCTTGTACATTTTTCAGCACACTACTAGAATTAATACTAGCACTGCCGCTGGATGCAATACCTGTGGATGACAACGGAGTTGCACTTGCATATCCTTTAAAGTTAGCAATCTTCAACAAACCCTGTGGCTGAGTGGCTTTATCAAAATTAACCATACCCCAACCATAAACTTCATCTACACCTTTAGCACCCAAGTCAGTGGCAGTAGTTTTAACCAACTGGACAATCTGTGCGGCACTGAGCTGTGGCCACGCTTGCTTAATAATCGCAATGCCGCCGGTTACAATCGCTGTTGCTTGACTTGTACCAGAACCAAGAGTGCCAGCAAGAGTTTCTGCCGCATTACTCTTGTCATATGCTACTGCAACAAAGTCACCTTTCAGTGAAGAGCCGCCAGGAGCAACAACATAAAAATCTTTCACACTATATAGATCTTTACATGCACCTGCAACCACGTTAGTACAGATACTACCTGCACGATTACTATAAGAAGCAATATTGTTGTTGGCGTCGACCGCACCAACAATCAACCAACGACCACCAAACAACAATTCACCTTTGTCATTTGTAGCAGTGGCAAAAGCACCCGGATAGCCTGAATACGCCAGTCCTTGATTGCCGGCGGCCGCAACAATAACACTAGTTGTATTGGTTGATGTAAAATATGTCTTTAGTGTGTCTACTTTACCATACATCGCACTAGATGTTGCGCTACCTTGATAAAAATCAGTGTTGCCGATCCGTTTAGTACCATTAACGTAATCTACATTAAAGGCAGAACTAAAGCTCATATTAACTGCAACTGCTTTATTTTCTCCAGCCCAGTTTAATGCTCGAATAACTGCGACATCGTCAATTTGTGGCATTCTGCCGCCTTGACCTGCCTGTGCAAGTAGCAAGGTTGCATCATATGCAACACCCACTGTACCTACACCAGCGCCATATCGGCCTGCGGCAATACTTGACATTGCCGTGCCATGCTCGCCCCAACCAGTGTTGGCGGCACTGATAGAACCTACATAAAAGTTTTTATAGCTACCAACAGCGCCTTTTAAATCGTATGTACCCAAGTCAAATCCGTTGTCAATGATAGCTATACTAACTCCTTTACCTGTATAGCCACGCGACCATGCTTCTGGCGCACCAACTCTGTTTAATACAGTTTGGATCTGATATTGTTCAATGCTACTATAGCGTTTTCCATTTGGAGCTAGGTATTCTTGGGCAGGTGGAGTTTGTGCTTGCACACTTCCAGCCAATGCCAAAACTGCTACTGCTACGAGAGTGGGTTTGAATTTCATTTGAATTCCTTATGTTGTTTAACAAAGTTATTATAACACGATGCCCAATTAACATCAATTAACTGGGCATCGTTTAGTTTAGCACACTTCTGCACGTTTCAAAATTGTTGTCTCTGCAAGACGTTTCCAGTTATGCTCACTCATCTTACGCAGGTCTGCAATCTTCAAAACTGTACGCAAGCTCAGTTCACGCAAACGAGTTTTCATTTCCCACATGTAGTCCACAATCTCTTGTGCGGCTCCATCTTCAAAATCATAACTGTCCAACATACCATCACGTACAATCTGTTTAATACGCAGGAATTTGTCACGTTGTGTGTCCATTGTCAAGTCCAAATAGTGGCAACGGCTTTCCAGCGCATCCAAATGGTCTTTCAATTTCTTACTGCGAACGTGCTCAAACTTAATGTTAGTGATAAAAATCACACTACCTTTAAATTCAAAACGATCCGGAATGCCTTCGCGACCCAACATACTAGAATCTGTGTTCCAAGAAATATAACGTTTCTTAGAACTGTCCAATGCGGCTTTCAAAATGTTCAGCGACAAGTCGTCAAGCAAGATGCTGTCACAGTCATCAAACACTAACACGTTGCCTTCATCTGAGAACTTGTAAAGTTTAGCATACAGTCCTAGTGCAGACATTGCACCCTTAACAACTTCAAAACGGTTCTTGCGGTTTGCCATCTTGTCAAACAAACTAGCCTGCTCAAGCACCTTCTCAACTCCAAAGGATTTACCTACGCCTGGAGGGCCACTGACAATCATAGCACGAACTGCACCAGTGGTGGTGCCTTCTGCCATTTGATCTAGAATATCAAAACGTTCACGAATACGTTCGATGGCCTGTTCGTCTGTTTCTGTGTACACTTCTGGCTCTTTAGTAGTTACCAAAGAAAACACATTCTCATCTTTATTTGCTTTGCGACGCTGACTATCTGACATGTCAGCAATAGTTTGACCACTCACAGTGATATCCTCCATTGTTTTAACTTTAACACGAACACTCTTGCCTTTATAGCCAAGAGTACCATCATCTTGAACTGTCACGTACATACCTTTGCTACCAGACTTAATGTCTGATACCAAGCGGAAAGTTTGGTTACGAACTTTAGTGCCACGATACTCGCCTGCAAAAATAGTTACATTAGCCATTTGTAAAACTCCTGTTTTGTTAATCTATGTATGTATTATAGCACTGAAACCAATTTGTGTCAATTAATCACTGCTACTTTGAACATTTGTAAGCTGGCATTATCAGCACAAATTGTAGTATGAGTGTCAAATTTAGCACCATTTTGTGCTGGAACAAAAAGTGTAACAAAAGTATTAAGAAATCCAGGCTTTGCTGTAGGAGTAATTTTGATGTTAACTACTTCTGCATTACGGGTACCTGCGGCACTTGTATAAACAATTTTAGTTCCGATTGCTAGTTCCATTTTGGACTCCTTTTTGTTTCGCTATGTATGTATTATAGCAAAGAATCCAATTTATGTCAATTAACCCAAAGTAGTGTCGTCCATGCCCGCTACACGTAGTTTGACAATGTTGGTGATTTGCCATTGTTTAACGTCAATGGCTTTCATGATACCAAGGTACTTGTTACGAATCATAGCAAACTCATTTACAAGAATTTGCCATTCAATTACTTCGTCATCTCCGTCAACGTACTTGTCAGCACTACGGTCACTGAGTGCTCTGTTATAACTCTCAGTATATTTCCTAAACATCTCACTGCGTTTTTTTCGTAGTTGGATGTTTAGGAATTCCAGTATAGCTTCGACTTCTTGCAATTGGTTAAATCTGTGTTCTACTATTCCAGGCATAAGTCTAGAGTTTGTTTCCAAGTTGCCTTTGATACTAGTTTCAATTCTAGAATCTTGTAACTCGGCTTCATAGTAGGCAATCGCACCTGGCAACTCGCCTAAGTTGCCAGTAACACGTCTATACCAATCGCTCATTCTTCGTCGTAGTCGGAATCGTAATTATCTTCTTCGTAGTCATCGTCTTCGTCGACAATGTCGTTGGCAGTATATAAGTCTTTAATTACTGTGTCCAATGTACTGTCATTGCCAAGAAGTTCTTCTGCAACACTATCCATTTCATAGTGATTTTCCAAACTACGCAGTAATGCACAAGCGGCATCATAGCGTTCTTTCTTGTCAATGTAAGTTTTGACAGTGGCCCATACATCTACAATTAAATTAACTTGATCATCATGAAGCATCTTCAATCTCCTCGCTGGTTGGTTCTGCTGTATTTACATCTGCTGTCAGATCTCTAAGCATGATATCTGCCATTACTTTGTCCAAAAGCTCATTGGTCCATGCTTTACGCATTGCTTTAAAGACTTCGCCTTCTTTAGTTGTATAAAGATAGCTGTTGCCCTCACGCTTCAAGCTGCCACGTTCTTCCAGCAAGTCAAACAATCCGCTGTAAGGACTCATACCTGTTGCATATGGAATTTGTACATGAACTGATTCGAAAGGTTTAGCATAACGAGTTTTCATAATCTTACAACTGGCACGAATACCGTTGACTGTTGTGGTTTTATTACCATCTTCGTCTAACTTTAACTTTAGTTTACGCATAGCAACAACAATAGAGCTGGCATAGATAAAGCCCTGTCCGCCTGAAATCTTGTCGTCTGGGTCAAACATGTCTTGGCTAGCGTATGTATGATTAGTACATACCATACCAATATTCATATTGCCAAACATATTAACACAGTTACGAACCAAACTAGTCAATGCCTTGGGCTTACGACCCATGTCACCTTTCATGTCACCTGCTTGGAACTGATTAACGTCTGTGGGTGTTAACAACATGCCCAAGCTATCAATGACAAACAATACTTTAGGACGAGCATCTTCTGGCAGTGTTTTATAGTCTGCTACGAACTTAGTAATAGTCATAGCCACATCATCGATCATGGCCATATTAAGTTTAAGCAACTTATCCTCGCCAGTGTTTACACCCAGTGCATGAAGCCATGCTTCGTCTAGAGCGTTTTCTGTGTCAATCAGTACAACATAAATGCCCTGCTCTTGTGCATGACGAATCAAGTTACCTGAGCAGATATAACTCTTACCTGCGCCAGATTCTCCGGCAAACACAGTGACCTTGCCCATAGGAACACCTTTGAAAAAGTCTCCGCTGATCAAATAGTTTAATGTATAGTTACCTGTGCTAACCCAATCAGTTGGGTCATTGAAACCAATGCTAAGACCTTCAATGCTCTTAGTGATTTCTTTTCTAAATTTACTTACGTCAAATGGTTTTGTCATTTTGTTCTTCCTTTTGTTCTATTTTATATACTTCTAGCATCCTTGTCAAAGGTTCCATTTTCTCTTGAAACACATCGGGCGCTTTATCTGCGGCACATTTCATATCCCATGCACTGGGATAATGACGCAAACAGTATCTTGCACCGTCTTTAATTGATTTAGGAACTCGCGGAGTAGACAGAACTTCTTTCAAGAACTTTTCTGTCTGTACCACTGCACGATATCTTTCGTCTGGTAATGTCATATCTTTATTAGTTAATAAACGTTTCTTCTGCATAGAAGAACCCGGGCGATACAATAACCATTTACCGGTTAGTTATCGCAGAGGCCCGGGCCATATTTACTTTTGTTGACGATTGCGAATCATTGCAAGAATGTCATTGACATTCTTTTTGCCTTCTGGCGCGGCTGTTTCGGCAACTTCAAAAGGTGCGTCATCTTCGTCATCAACTATTGCTGGCTTTGCTGCCGCTACAGGAGCAGGGCGAGCTGCCGGAGCTGGTGCTTTGAAGCTTGCCTCAGCGGCATCAACATCTGATGCCACACCCAAGTTACCAAGATTTACACCTGCGGGTTTGAAGTATTGACCCCAACGCTTGGGATCATACAGCTCGCCATCAACGCTGGCTTTGAACATGTCATAAATGACGTCAACTTCTTCTTTAGTTGGCTTTTTAGGCATAAAGTCATTTAAGTTGAACAAGTTGTGATCTGCAATAGCTTGCAGTTCTACTTCGTTCAAACCACGTTCTTTACGGGCAAAGCTACTTGTGCTGTAGTCTGCGTATTGACCTTTTGTAGTCTTTGTTAAACGGAAGTCTGTGCCATTCTCGTAGTCTGTAAACAGATTATCCATTTCTGGATCCATCAACGCACCTTTAACAATGTTAAAGATACTTGGGTTGATAATCAAACGACGGATTGGGTTTTCCGGTTGCACATCTTCTTGTAGCTTTGTATCTACAACAAAGCCTTGGAAAACATAAGATTTTTTCTTCCAGTACTTACGACCCAAGTCTTCCAAAGATTTATCTTTGAACCAAGGACGAATCTCTGCGTGGATAGGACAAGTCTCTTTCCACATTTCCATGCAAGGAACTGTTACAGTTACTTTCTTACTTTCGTCTCCACCTAGAACTCCTGCGAACTCTAGTCGGATCATTTGACGCTCTCTCCATGGGAAAGTGTTAGTGTCATCTCCATCTGGAAGGAAACGTAGTACTGTTGTTGAGTTTTCGGGAATATTCCAGAACGGAAAGATTCCATTGTCGCCCTGTGAGCGATTGTTTGTGCCGCTTTGACGTGTGTCTTGCTCAAGTAAGCGAGCGCGGATTTCTGCTAGTGATGTTGCCATAATAAATTTTCCTTATTAAAAATGCCAGGGTTAAAAAAAGTTTGTTGCCTGGAACACAAGATACTCTCATCTTGTGAACAATTATAACACTCTATTAAGTGCTATGTCAACAGCAATTTTTCCTTTTGGATGAATTGCTGTTGAAAATATTTATATTCTTATTTCAGTATTTCTTTTAACGTGAACTTGGCCATAACCGATTCGAATACTTGATCCACTGTATTCAATTGATGTACAATTTTGTAATTGGATTCTTTAACTTGACTCTTACCAATAATGCTACGAGTTAAGTTTTCGACTTCCATGGCATCCAATTTGCCTTCACGTACATATTCGGATACACGAGTTAAACGAGTTTTTACTTCTTCATCTTCTAGCACTGGTAAAACCATGTTGATTAGTTCGGTGGTATTGATAGTTGGGCTTTCGTAGACCATCATGCTCATCATATCTAAATCTGGAATAGCACTAACTTGGATTGATGTTGATTCTTCTACTTGTTGTTTTAGAGTTTCGAGTTCTTGTTGAGCTTCCATTTGTTGTTGATATTGTTTTACATAGCCATTTAGTTTTGGTAATAGTGTGCCAATGCTTTCGTCAAAGACGTTTTTAGTTAGTTTTTCTTGTAGTGCTTCCAGATTTGTTTCATCGGCTTCGGATTTATCTTCCATAAATCTTGTTGGGTTATATCTGCCCAATAGGCCTTTAATTTCGCTGAGACGTCGAGAGACTGCAAATTGTACATCACCAGCTTGTTCTTGCAAGCCTTGGCTCTTAATGTACTTGGATACCTGTGAAAGTTGATTGCGTTCTTCACTTAGCCCGATGATCTTTTGTCCAACTTCATCGTAGGGTGTGCCGCCTTCGGCAACGTGTTGAGTCATAATACGAGCACCAGTTAAGTGATTGTGCGGATATTTGAATCTTTCACCCTGTGCGTTTTCAATAAACAATGCGCTGATGTTGCGACTACGACTGCCACGAACTTCTTCGTTGACAGCAGTGTTATGTCTAATGATTAGTTTAGCACCTTCGGTTTGTTGGTAACTAGTTTTAGTTGAACCCATTGTTGGGCTTAAACTCTCTTGGACTTTTGCCATGTTCTCTACATCCTTTAATTCTATTTCTTTGCCAGTGTACGGCAATCTATCTAATCCCAATGGAGGGTATTTCTTTGCTATAGCACCAATTGTATCTACTAACTTTTTGACCCGGGGCATGTCTGTACTTGTGCCGTACTTAAATTTGATAACATTGTCATCTTGATCTAATTCTACTGTAAACTTTTGATCTTTACTGTAAAAACTACGTCCTTGTTTAGCGTTGGCGGTTTGTCGACCTTTATCATCAAAGATGATAATGTCGTGACCAAAGCCTTTAAGTTGGTCAAATATTCTGTCTGCAACTGCGTTGTAATCTATAGCCATACACTTATTTACCTATTTTAATTAAATTATTCCAATTGGCATTGGCTGTAAATAATCGCCGCTGTTACGCTCGACTAATGTGTTATATGTTGCTTCGTCGTACTTCATAACGTATTCAATTAGCCTAACTGCTAGAATTGTACCCATGACCAAGTCATCAGTTTCGCCTTCTTTGGCAGCAAAGCTAGTTCCTTTGGCCACAAAGGTTTTTAGTTCTTGCACAAGACTCTTACTTTTTGGATGCATTTTACTGCTTTCGATATAGTATTTTAATTTGGTACAAGCGGCTATTTTACTTTTATTTGTTGTGTTAAAGCCACGGCGTTTGGCGCCAGTTTCGCTGATAAAATGTCCAGCAATACGTTCTTCGCCATATTCTTGAATAGCAACTAGTGCGGCTTCGCCCAGTGTATTGTTTTCAACACTCCAATAGATATTATCATTGCTCGCGCCTTTTTCACGTAACCAATCCAATATAGTAACAAAATTTCTAAGCTGGCCGCGGATGTCTGTTTTGTTATGTTGCCATTCTGCTACTTGAACCAGATCAGGCAAGCTGAAAATCTCGATGGCCGCGGCATCGCCGCCCGTGCCTAAACTAGGATCCCATGCAGCCACATATATTTTATCTTTGTCTATAGGAGTATATACTCGTAGTTGTCCCACTCGTTCATAGGGATCTTCTCCTTGCAAGTTTGTTAATACTAGACCACTGATCAATGTTTCATCTGCTGTGATGAACAAACATTCATGTTCACGCATGAAACGTTCATTGCCAATTTTACTGCGTTCATGATCTGCCCAAGCTTCATCTCTGTCTGGATGGTCGCTCCAAATGTACTTAATACTTTTAAATCCGTTTTTGCCGACTTCACGTTCATTGCCAAACTCGTCAAACTTTTTAATGGCATCATTCCAAATTTGTGCAAACTGATCATTGTCTTGATTAGGTGTACTTGTAATAATACACTTACCGCCTGTTGACAGCGTTGGGCTTAGTGATGTCCAGAACTCTTTGGCAATACGTGGCGGAACGAAGGCAAACTCATCTAAGTATACCAGTGTAATACTCATACCACGACCAGTATTTTCTGTTGTTGTGGCGCTGACAATGCGACTGCCGTTGTCAAAATCAATGCTACCTTTGTTATAACTCACTGCACCGGCTTTAATCCATTCGGGCAAACTTTCATACATGAAACGCACACGTTGCATGATCTCCTGCGAACCTGTGTATTTGTGTGCGGCAATGAGAATTGTCGAATCAGGAACAAACATAGCGAACCATAACAAATACCCTGCGGCACAGGTAGACTTGCCCATTTGTCGCCCAAGCATATTGATACTATACTTGTGATTTTGATAAGCGTTGATTAATTCTATTTGATAGTCGTAGAGTTCAAATTTGACACGACCTTTTGTGGGATGTTGAATCCACATGTACTCTCTGATAAAGTATATAGGATCAGTAGCGGATTTTACAATCTCCGCTATCTGATTCTCTGTATAATTTTCTTTTTTGTATGGCTGTTTTACTAAAACCGCTTGACCGCTCATTTGCCTGCTTTAAAGTGTTTGTAATCTTCCATCATGGCTTGTTCGCTCATTGGGTTGTCACCACTGGCACGTGTACCAGGATAGTTTGGTTTGCCTGTGCCTGTGCCTTTTTGTCCCCAGTCACGGATGTCGCCATGTGCCTGTGGGTCACGTGCTCGAGTATTATCAGGAGTATTTTCGTAACCAGACTCTTCTACTTCTTGTTCGCCTTCTGGAGCTGCCGTCTTAGTTACTTCGGCGCCCTTGTTAACACCCGCTAATTTCATGATGTGGATAATTTCATCAGGCATGTCAGTTGTCATGCTTAAATTGTTTTCACCATTTTGAATATTCAATGTATATGTTGCTTTTGGAGCTTCTGCTGCCATAGGAACTTCCATGTGCGGGCCTTCTGGTTCAGCTTCGGCTTCAGGATTACCAATAACTTGGATAGGACTAGCCATGTCGCTGACAGCACTCATTGGACTCATTTCTGAACCCATTGACATGTCTCCACATTCGTTTACTTTATATTTCTTGCCGCCTACTTCGAATTCTTCCTGACCTGCATCTTTGGCTGCTTTTAATGCGCCACTGAATTCATTGCCTTCTTCGACTTCGTCTTCTTTGATTTTTGCTTCTTGAATGCCAGCGTATCTACGTAATAAATTCAAAGCACTTTCTTTCATTGATTTTTCTTCTTCGCCGGGCTTTTTACCCGTCTGTGGTAAGCCCATCTTACGTTGTAAATCTTTGATCATTTCTTCGTCATCAGGATGTCCTAATGTGTCTAATGCTTTTTTGCCGAATTTCTTTAATGTATCTAGTGCGCCTTCGTCAACTTTTTCTTCTTTGTCTTTGAGTGCATCGGACATAGTCTCTTTTTTATTACCATCATTATCTGCATCTAAGAAATCTGGCTTTTTACCTTCTTCAACTTTGTCTTTGTCATCACATTCACAAGGAGTGCAACCACATTCAGAGCATTTTTCTTCTGCTTCAGTGACTTGGCCAATACTGCTTAGTCGTTTCATTAAATCATATAAACTGTTCATAATATTTTTCCTTATTTCTTAGCAATCACTGGACCGCGATTAGCCACTGGACTTTTTTTGTTAGTTGTTGCGCTGTCACCAATCACTGGTGTGCTTGCAGGAACGTCTGGATCTTTAACAATCTTAGGAGTTTTAACTTCCTTCTTTTTGCTGTCACTGATCTTTTTAAGTTCTTTTAATAAACTGCCGTTAAACTTATCGCCGAATACTTCACTGGATTTGACATTACTGCCTTCGCTTTTGTCATAGTCTGCGCCCAGTTTAACTTTATATTCTTCTTTTTTATCTTGAAACTTTTCTTCTTCTTGTTCTATTTCTCTATCTTCGTTTGTGCCACGAACAACAACAAG